AAAGGCGGAAGCCACAAATTTACTGTTACAGGAACAGGTTTAACTTCAGGTTTTGCAGCAAATGTAAATGCAGCATTAGTTACTGCAGCTCAAACAAGTTGGACTAACGCAACAGTGCCTGTAAGTACATCAGGAGGACTTTTAGTATTTACTAGCGTAGCTGTAGCTACTATTTAGCATTACATTTTTATTACTTACTAGAGAGAGGTCATGAAAAATTGACCTCTTTTTTTTTTACTTATCTTTGTGTAAAAGAATAACAATGATAAATTCTGTACGTAATACAGTTTTAGCGATTATTAATAAGAATAATTACGGGTATATTTCTCCTAGTGATTTTAATTTATTTGCTAAACAAGCACAATTGGATTTGTTTGACGAATATTTTGTTAACTATAACCAACAAATAAACGAGGAAAATGCTAGGGTATCAGGCACAGGATATGCTGATATTAAAAAAGGCTACGAAGAAGTTATAGACTCTTTTTCAGTTACCGCTACTCTAGCCCAAAATGCGGCCAATGTTTTTACGCTTCCTGCTGATTACTATATTATTAATAAAGTATTGTGTTTTTCTGGAGGACAATTAAAAGGAGAAGCAGAACGAGTATCACAAAGTAAGATAACTTTATTAAATAGTTCTTTATTAACCTCACCATCAGTTACTTATCCTGCGTATACGCTAGAGGGTAATTTAATAACTGTTCTACCAGTTTCTTTTAACGGGGCAACAGATATAACTTCACAGTACATACGATACCCTTTGGATCCAAAATGGACCTTTACAACAATAGCGGGAGGGTCTCCTATATTTGACCAAAGCCAAGCTGACTTTCAAGACTTTGAATTACCGATAGATGATGCAAATGATTTAGTCGCTAAAATATTACAGTACGCAGGTATCTCTATCAGAGAGGGTGACATATTTAAGTTTGGACAAGTTGAAGAACAAATGCAAAATCAACAACAATAATTATGGCATATATAGATCAAAAAAAATATTATACTAATGATGGCGCTAATCCAACAGATTTAAATTGGGGATCATATCAGTATGTTAGTTTAGCAGATATTGTCACTAATTTTTTGTTAATGTATAGCGGAAACCATTCGTTAGTCAACAATGAGGACAGATTCAAAATATTATTTCACGCTAAACGTGGTATACAAGAGTTAAACTACGATGCTTTTAAAGAGATAAAATCTTTGCAGCTTACTGTTTATTCTGATTTAAGATTTGTTTTGCCTTCTGATTATGTCAATTGGGTAAGAATATCTTTATTTAAAAATAATACCATTCGTCCTTTGCTAGAAAACATACAAGTTCAATCTGCTTTATCATACGTGCAGTCGGCTACAGCATCTTTCACTTACGATGCTGATGACAATGTAAACACACAAACTTCTACACTAGATTCCTCTAGACAAGATGGTTCTTTAAATAGCATTTACTTAAACCAAGCCAACCTAGATCAAGATAATAATCCACCGTTTAACGAAGATTATTACGATACCTACATAGGAGCTCGCTACGGTCTTAATACAGAGACGGCTAACATGAACCCCACATTTACTATAGACAAGAAAGCAGGGGTGATTAATTTCGACTCAACCATGGCTAATGAGCAGTGTATACTTGAATACATATCAGATGGTATGGAGGGTGGTGATGACACATTAATTACTCTGAATAAATTATTTGAGGATTACATATATGCATATATAAAATATGCGGTATTGAATAATAAATTTGGCGTACAAGAATATATAATAAATAGGGCACGAAAAGATAAGACAGCATTATTAAGAAATGCAAAAATACGGTTAAGTAATATTCACCCAGGGCGTTTGTTAATGAACATGAGAGGTGAAAACAAGTGGCTAAAATAAAATGGCAAACACACAAAGAAATTTTGTATTAGGGCGAATGAATAAAAGCCTTGACGAAAGGCTGCTACCTAACGGAGAATATGTCGATGCTGTTAACTTAAGATTAGGATCAACCGAAGAGTCAGAAGTTGGATCAGTAGAGAATGCAAAAGGAAACACACAGCTATCCCAATTATATTTTATAGACCCCGTAACTCTAACCAATACGCCACTTAGTAGTGAGGCTAGAACAATAGGTGTGTATGAGGATGGAGCAAACGAAACATTATATTGGTTTGTGCATGACCCGAAATGTCCTATCGGTGATACTGGTAAGCTAGACATGATTGTATCTCTAAATATCTTGACGGGCTTTTTAAAGTATCACATAATTAGTATTGATGATGGTTCGGGAATAAATACAACCTTAAATTTTAACCCACAGTTTTTAATTACGGCCACGAATAAAGTTAGTGACTTACTGTTTTTTACAGATTTTTTAAATCCACCTAGGTTTATCAATATTAAAAATTCATATGGAGAGCCGATAGTATCTACTGTAACTACTGGTACCACAACTGCATTTGTATTTACAGCGGGGTCAGTTACTCAAGCAGGCATAATATCTACAGGTTTTCATCAAGGAACTGTATTGGGTTGCCCTACACCCACCAATGCTATAGGAGCAGGAGCAGCGCCAACCACAACTCAAATAGCTTTGCCTGGGACGGGTTGCTATTCGCCAACCGTTGTTGTTTTTGGAGTATCAGGCCCACAAGTTAATGTTCCACTTACAAGCAAAGGTTTTGGAATACAAGGTGCCAATACTGCCTCTGGTTTTGCACTAACACATTTTGTAACTAATAGCGACGGAACAGCAACTTTTGCGCTGATAATGTCAAGCGGTGGCGGTAATCCAGGCACTGGTATTATGAGAGGTGAAATTACAGGCAGCGACGGGTCATCAGGTAAGTTTGTTGGTCAATATGCACCAACGGCTCAATTTGTAGATGAAAGCAATGCTACTCAAAATCCAGAATCATTAGGAGGATTATCTCTAACAGGTATAACATTAGTGGACGGCGTTACATATACCTTAAAAATATAATATGGCTTATATAGACCAATTTAGTGCTGAGAGTATATTAGTTATAAAAAAACCACCAATAACTGCGCCCACAATTGTAACCTCAACTGTCGCTGACGGCACAGTATTTTTAGAAGACAGGTTTATTTGTTTTGCTTATCGTTATGAATATCAAAATGGAGAGTTTTCAGCCACCTCCCAGTTTAGCCCGCCCGCTTTTGAAGCAGGTGCTTACCGGTTTAGTGAATCAAGTTTCTTAAACGAAGGAATGTTAAACACAGCAAATGTAGTTCAAATTACATTTGATACTGGTGGTCCTTTAGTGGTTGCAATTCAGTTGTTGTTTAAAGACATGACTGATCCTACTATTAAAATTATAGAGACCATCAATAAGGCTGAGCAAGGACTAGGAGATAATAATTCTTTTACATTTACTTTTGATGACCAAAAAATATTTACTGTTTTACCTGAGTATGAGGTACTTAGGCTATATGACAATGTTCCTTTAAAAGCACAAGCGCAAACTTTAATGGGCAACCGCTTAGTATATGGTAATTATTTTGAGGGTTATAATTTAAAAGACAGACAGAATAATGCAGTAAACTTTACCTATAATTTAAATCTTTCATCTAATGAAATAAACCAAACAGGTCTAATAGAAACTATTGGAGATGGTTATTATACATACGGACAAACAGCGACTATAACCAATTCCATATTTTATATTGACTTAAGCACTTTACCATTAACAAAAGGTTCTGTTATATCTTGGTTAGTAAATTTTACTCATTTATCTTTTTACACCTCTAGTGGAACAGCACCAACTTCTCTTACTCCGGTTACAGAAATAGGGTTTTCTTACACTTTACTTGAAGACTATGCGACACCTTTTGATTTAGCTGCTGACCCTCATTTTATTAACAGCATTGGAACATCGACTAATATACAGACGGTACCTAATTCATGCAATGGCTTTACATTTACAGACGCGTTTAATTGTTCAATACCTGCGCAATTAGGAGCATTTGTAAAAACCGAAAGCGGAATTACTGGAGCTACACAAGGTTTTACCATTTATTCTACACCAAATTCAACTAGTATTGGATTACAATTAGTTGCTATGAAGTGGGTAGATGGAGCTAACACGTCTTTTGAATACTTTCAAATCCTAAGTGCTGAATCTTTTTTAAGAACTACTAACAATAATTACAGTCTTCACAGCAACAGAGATTATGAAATTGGAATTATCTATATGGATGATTTTAATAGGTCATCAACAGCATTAGTAGGTCCATTTAATACCACTCATGTTTCTTGTAAAAATTCTGTTTTTACCAATAGCATTACAGTAAATATACCGGGTGGACAAGCAGGAGGAGCTCCTGCGCAACACGCTCCATATTGGGCAACAAGATATAAGTTTTGTATTAAGTCAAGTAAGTCTACATATGACACGATTTACGTATCTAATTTTGTAAAAGAAGATAATACTGCGCCCATATACTTTTTGCTTGAAGGTGAGAATGCTAATAAGGTAGAAGAGGGCGATAGATTAATAGTCAAAAAAGATACATCAGGCGCATTATCACAGTGCGCAACAGCGGTGGTCTTAGAAAAAACAACGCAGTTAAAAGGATTTATATCTTATCAAAATCCATTAGATGCGACACAAACTATTGAAGCGCCTCCAGGCACTTATATGAAGATGATACCTACAAACTTTGTAGTATCTACTTTTACAAATCCATATATTACATATGGAAATATCGGTGATGGAGATGTAAAGAACAATGACTATCCAAAGGTATTTTATCCTGTTACTATCCCCAATCCAGCGGGTACGGGTGCAACTGCAAACATGGATTACAGTATTCCAGAAAACAGTACAGTAAAAATATCTATTAAATCTGTTAGACCTGGTGGTACATCAAACAAAAATTGTCCTAGGGAAGTATGGATATATGAGCAAGAAATCACAGCAAGCGCGACGTTTGCAAACTTTAAAGCATTTTTTGACGGCGAGGCTTTAGGTGTTCTTACAACAGGTGTTATACAAAGAAATTCTGTTTTCAGACTAGGCGAAGCACAAGAAGCTGTAGATTTTGATACTGGAACTAATATTCAGTATGACAATACCACATTGCAGCTTACTAGGAATCCTGTTAACAGTGATTTACCTCAGTTAGAAGAGTTCTTTTACTTTAGATTTATTGAAAACACAGCAACAGGCGAAACGTTTTTAGGAATATCAGGTGGACGAGAATGTCCCTCAAGAGGAGATTCAAGGCTTGATGTTGAAATTGAGGTAACTAGAGCATCATCATCAGTGGTATTTGAAACACAACCTTTAGATGCATTGCCAGATGTATGGTTTGAAAATGATAAATCTTTTGGAATTAATTCATTCGGGGAGCATTTAGGTAGTATTCAAAATCAAATTATAGATATTGATAACTCAGGGCTAATAGTTGCGCAAGATGCTATTGTAGACACAGGATTCTCAAACTGTATAGCCTTTGGAGATGGTATAGAAAGCTATAAAATCAGAGACTCTATCACAGGCAAGGGGTTAACTTTTGGCAATAGAACAACTACAACATCCTCTCAGATATACAAAGAGGCTCACAGATTTTCAGATTTAACATACAGTGGTGTTTTTAATGATGAAAGTAACATAAATAAACTAAATGAATTTAACCTAGGCTTGGCTAACTTTAGTCCCTTAGAAGATTCATTTGGTCCAATAAGAAAACTATATTCAAGACGTACCGACATTCTTACTTTACAAGAAGATAGAATATCTTATGTGCCCGTTGGCAAAGATCTTTTAACAGATGCAGGTGGAGGCGGAGCTCTTACAAGCGTACCTCAAGTGCTAGGTATTCAGATAGCAAGAGATGAAGAGTATGGTATAAGTAATAATCCAGAAAGTTTTGCCGTATGGGGATATGATAAATATTTTGTTGACTCAAAACGCGGAGCTGTACTTAGATTAAGAGGCGGATCAAGTGGTCAAGAAGAGCTTTCTGTAATATCTGAAAGAGGTATGAGGGGCTGGTTTAGAGACTTCTTTATTAACTCTTTAGGTACTCAAAAGCTAGGAGGTTATGACCCTTATACAAACGAATTTGTATTAGCGGGCAATCTTCAAAACACATTTGACTTTAGATTATGTTTAGCATGTGGCATAGCAGAGAATTTAGTTCTAGAACCAGGTAAAAGAAATATATATTGTGTTGATGTAGGGCAAGACGTTGGTCAAGTTACTGTTAGTTATATTATACCTGATGCATCAGATGACGATATTATTACAGAGGTAAACACACCTACAGGAGCTGGTTTGCAAATAATGGAAACTGAAGCGGGAATCTCTCCAATCGTAACTGAAGATACCAACACAGGAGTTGGGTATACCTTTAACGCATATTATAATGGTGTTAAATATACAAGTGGCTTAGTCTTTGTGAGTGGAAGTTTTACGGTTGCTAAAAATAGTATTAGCGAATCAGAGGTCACAATCGAGGCTACTACAAATGCTAGTGTTGCTGATAGTGCAGAGGTTACTGTAAGCTGTCCAGAACAAAATTTAATAACGGTTTATAACATAGCCCTAACAAATAACGGAGACGCCCTTAAAACCATTCACAATGAATATAGATGGACTGATAATGTTTCTAGTTCACCGCTAGAGTCTAATTTAGTAACCTTTGCTAGCGGAGCAAACCCAGTGGTGTCTCAGTATTACACTTTGCAGGGTGCTTTAGGATCTAATACAGTGCCTGATGAAGGTGCTTTAGTTTCAATTATAAGCAATAAGTTTAGTTCAGACACTTTTGACTTTGATGTTATCAGTAATAAATTAAGGTTTTTAAGAAGCTCTACTGTGTATAGCAATACGACGGCAGACATAAATGCATTAGTTGCAGCATCTAGCGAAGCCACACCTATTGTAACTACGGCTAGTTCAAATTATGCCAACTTTACAATGCCAACTATGACCGCGGCAGATAATAATTTATATTTAATTTGGGACTATAGAACAATAACAGCAATAACTCTTTGTCAAAACACTACAGACTTTGGAGCGTTAGCAGAGTTTAACTCTTGCTGTTCATGTGCACCTCCAGCGCCAACTACCCCATGTAATGAAAATGTTGGATATACAGGAGGAGTTAATTATCCGGATAGACGTAATATTGATTTAGGCAGTAGCACTGGAACTGTTACTGTTAAGTTTAATGCTGAAAATGTGCCAGATAGAATGATTGTGAAGTTTGATGGGGTTACTGTTATAGACAGTCAATATCAAGGAGACACTGGGATGATTTCCAACTTACATGCTGAATTATCAGGCACTGACCCTAATACGGGAAGTCCTTATGTAGAGCCAGTCTCAGGTAATGCTTACGAGCCCAATGGTACAGCGCCACTTCCGACAGTAGCCAATGGAGGTTTTATAGACAAATCTAGAATGAAGATTCTTGAGTATACTTTTGCAAAAAATACAGCTACTACATCTTGTCAAATAGAGGTTTATGGGCCGTTAGAAGACACGGGTTACATAGTAGAAGTAACATGCCCAACATAAAATATTAAAAAATGTCACAATTAGCTTTATTTATCGACGCACCCACTTTATCAGAAGCAACTGCTGTTTATACTGATAGTGCATTAACTGTTTTAGCTGTAGACGGATACTATTCTGATCAAAACATTACTCGTCAACAATTAAGTGGTGCATTAGGCGCTTCCATAACTTGTCCAGATTGTTCTGGAAGTACCCCTGCGGCGCCTACTACTTATAACGTAACACAAAATGTGACTAATAATATAGTGGGTACATTAAATGTTGACTATACTTTATCAGGCACAGGATATGACGGGAATGACCCAGCGGGTCCTGTAACTCAAACAGGTGAAGTAAATGACGAATATCAGTTTGACATAGTTCCATCTGTAGTTCAAGGCAAACAGTTTAGTTCAGCCTCTCCTTTTTCTGCAACAAATCCAGCGGGATCAATACCCGTTGGCGGAACTACAGTAACAAATACATTAACAGGAACGATAGAAATAATTCCTTCGGGAGCAGGTACTCTAAATTATGTGTTAACCGCTTGTCAAGGAAACAATGGAGAATCGCCATCCTCTGGCCTTATAAGTAGAACATTGGCAAACAAGCCCACTCCAAATCAAAGATTTGCAGCTGTCAATGTGGAGCCAACTCAGTATTATTATTATGACCCAGCAATAACCGCAAAATCAAACCCCTCACAAGCTGACTTCTTAGAACAAAGAGGGGGCACTGGCTTAGTGTTGTCAAAAATAGAAGGAGAAACAGGATGTCCAACATTTAATGTAATAACTGGTGATATTGTCCAACTTAAAAAATGTTTAGATGGATCCACTGATTACTATATGCAGATACCTTATAATACTCAATGGAGAAACTCCACTAGAGTAACGCCAGACGGGGGATCTACGTTTTATACTCAAGAAGGTATACTACAAGCTAATCAATTGTCAGGAAAAACAGAATTTACGACTATACAATACCCAGATGCCACTGGTATTATGGAAGGACAACCAGGTTTTCAATCACGAGTTGTTGGATGTCCTGGCGACACCTATTTTCAATTAAGAGAATGTAACCCTCAATTTGGAAGCACTTTTGGAGGAAGAAAAGGTATTTCTAGTCTGCCTGCAAACAATCCTTTATTTGCAGCTGGTAGTTTACAGTATAATATTAATGGAACGGGTAGCGTATATACTGATGATCAAGGAGCATGTTGGCAAATTCAAGACTCTTTGCCAGGATCTTCAATCGCTGCATATTCAAGTAGTTCAACCGCTACGGTTACTTTAATAGCTTATCAAGGTAATGACTGTCAAGCATGTGGCGGTTACGTTTGAGAAAGAGTTAATATTTATTATATTTGATATATAAAATCAAATCTAATGTATTCTATATTTGTTCAGATAGCTAGCTATCGTGATCCTGAATTAGTACCAACTCTACACAATCTATTAAACAATGCTAAATACCCTGAGCAGCTAACCATATGCGTAGCTCATCAGCATAGCACAGAGGATGAGTGGGATAACCTTAATGACTTTAAAAATGATTCAAGGTTTATAATAATAGACATACCCCACACAGAAGCTCAGGGAACTTGTTGGGCTCGTCATCAAATACAAAGGCACTACACAAATCAAATGTTTACATTACATTTAGATTCACACCACCGGTTTATAAAAGACTGGGACGCTGATTGTATAGACATGTTTTTTTCTTTGAGAAAGAAAGGCGTTACAAGGCCGCTAATTACTTCTTACTTGCCCTCCTATCTACCAGATACAGAAAATGAGGACAAAGAAGATGTGCCATGGAGCATGGTATTTGACAGGTTTACCCCTAAAGGTATGTTGTTTTTTAAGCCTCACTATATGGAGGATAACGCAACTGAGCCTATACCAGCGAGGTTCTATTCAGGACATTTTGCGTTTACCATTGGTGAAATATGTAGAGAAGTTCCCCACGATCCTTATTTATATTTTCACGGTGAAGAAATTAGTATAGCTGTAAGGGCCTATACTTGGGGTTATGATTTATTTCATCCACATAAGATAATAGCTTGGCATGAATACACTAGGCAAGGCAGAGACAAGCATTGGGATGATCATACAGAATGGAGCAAAAGAGATGAGTCTTCTCAAAATAGAGTTCGGTCATTATTACAAGTGGACAATCAGCAATGCACATCATGTGCTAAAAAGGCACTGAAGGGATATGACTTTGGACCCGTGCGTACTTTGGAACAATATGAAAATTACGCAGGTATAAAATTCAAAAACAGAACAGTTCAGCAGTCAGCTTTAGATAATAAAAACCCAGGTAACAATCAAGATCCTTTTCTTAGTTTATTTAGATATAAGATACAGCTTAACAAAAGTCAGTTGTCTTGTGATGACTATTCATTTGTGGCTATAATATATGAGGATGAAAATGGAGTGCTTATAAACAGAAAAGACTTGCAGGA